CGCGGAAATATTTTCCACCCACTTCGGACTTGACTAGGTATGGGATAGAACCAAATCCCGGACCTGATGCATACTGGTTGATAATTTGTGGTTTATGGTCCGCCGCAGCCAAGTTGTGTTGTACCCTCGACCTCTGTAGGTATGGAGTCGAACCAAACCCTGGTCCGGTTAAGTGGGGTTTCACATCGGAAGATTGGTTTGATTTTGACTCTTTGGAGGAGGCATTGTGGCGCGAGGAGGTTGGACACTGTCATGAAGGCGAATTTGGTAAGTTGGACGCCTTGATCCGTACTGGGGTGAAGAACTTCTGCTCTCCAATCGCCTATTATGCCTTGGTCTTGACTCTGGAAGGTGAAGATACGGATGAGTGTTTCCCCAACTCGGAAAGGGTTCCACTGGACGGCGACGACCGGGACTTGCTCACTCACAGGTCAGCACATTACGACGGCCCGGTGATAAAGAAAAAACCCCCAAAGCCTTCTGGCTCACCCCGCCCAGGACCCAGCGCCTCACCTAAGGAACGTAAGATGCGGCGGAAATCGCTCGCCCCCGAAGAGCAAGAGCGTGAGGATCACGCCAAGATGATGCGCATCGCCCAGACCAAGTGTGCAACATCAGGTATGATGGCTAGGTGGCTATATGGGGGTGGTGGTTTGGGACTGGACCGGCGTTGGGCTCGGGATCTACTCAAATTCACCTCTTGGGGAGGTCGAATATTGGACGGATCGTACACTTCGCTTGATGACGTTCTGGTTGCGAACTACGTCAATGAGCAGATGACTGATAGTGACCGTTTTATGGCAGTAGTCAGCGCTCTGGGACGTATGCGCCCCGTCCTTTTCTCGCCCGCCTGGCCTGGTTTCACTGAGTGGCGATTTTCTAAGGAGGTTTGTGATCGATGGCGTGAGTACAACATCGCCAACCAACCACCATCCTTTCCTAATTCTGGCATCGGCGATAGTAGTGAAGCTGATGCCACGCGCAATAATCAGGAGACTCACGCATCAAATGGAAATGGCGAGAGCCCCTGGTACTGGTCCGGAATTAGACAAACGGACGCGGACCGTCACAACCGCGAAATGCACGCTCTCAACGGCAACACGTCCGACTCAAGTCTGATCGTCCATGGTAACAAGTTCGTCAAGACAATGAGTGATTATATTGCCAACTCGGCTGTTCCTGACATTGACAGCATGATTGTGTCAACAGCGCGGGCAGGTAGAACCATCAACCCAAAAGAATGTGCTGCCCGTGTTAATGGTACCCTCGGCCCCCAAGGTGCGTCTTCAGCCCAAGTCCCAACAAATGATTTCCTTCGTTCTCAAATACTCACATATGCCAACGTAGTTGTGCCTTTGACCCTAGTCGACATACCCGGGCTCTTCTTCCAGCCTAGGTCCTACCGCACTGGGGGTGCGGCAAACGCCGGACTGTACGAGTGGGCAGCTGCGGCAAGTACGACCACCCAATGGATACTATGTGGGACGGTTCGGGACACGGCCTCGAGTGTCACCCAGACCCCACTGTATACGGATATGCGAGACAGCATTGTGCACGGCAATATTAAGAACGACCGACTTTTACCGAACGGATTTCGGCCCATCGATATCTATATGTTGGGTAACGCCTATGCTTCCGGCGTTGTATCGGGCGATAGACTTGTCTCTCCGTTCTTAAAGGGGTGTCTGCTAGCTACCACCTTGCGGTGGGCAGCTCAAACTCCTACACTACCTTTGAGCGGCAGCACCAGCGGCATAGACTCTTTTAGTATTATAGCCGACCGAACCGTGTTGCCGACTCTGTCGTACAACATTATCAATAATGCAGGATCGGGCGGACGTCTATATCCACCAGTAGCAGCTGGTGTGTGGAGAGAGGATTGCGGGGGTTCGGCTTCGTTTTTCCCATGGGGTTCAGGCATGCGAGGCCCGGTGGCGAACCCGAACTTGCCATTGGCTTGGGGGGCTCAGGCGGGTCAGGGAGCCTTCTCAATCCACACAAGTCTGAAGTCCGTGCCTCCCGCTGACCGTGACAATGCACTTCACTTCTCCAAGACCCTCCTTTCATGTGTGGAAACTTCTGACCCAACGATTAGTTTTGCCATTTTATTAGCACTATTTTCGCCATACCCGTTCGGACTTCATCAGGTTACGATTCCCACAACATTTTTAGACGGTTCAACCACTCCGGCACCCACTTACTACATACCTTTTTCTAATCTCGTGTCTCTTCCTGGTTCAAGTGTACTGCGCATAGTTCTCCCAATTAAAGATGGGACCAACTTGAAGAATGAGACACCGGGCGATGCGTCCTACAACTTTGTGATTCAACCCAAGGCCGGAC